AACGGGCGGAACGAGGACATGGGGAGACAGCCGTCTCTCGAAAACATTTACGGCCAGTACGTCAACCGATTTGATTACGCTGGCGACCAATCTGTTTGCGACTGGAGACGCGGTCCGGTTTGAAACGACCAATACGCTTCCGTCTCCATTGAGCGCATCAACGGTTTATTATCTGAACCGTCAAAGCGCAACAACGTTCTACGTTTACGATACGCTAGCGCATGCTCAGTCTGGAGGAGCGACAGGCAGGACGGACATTACGTCTATTGGAACCGGGACGCATACCGTTCTGGCGAGTGGATGGCGATACGGAAACCATCGATGGAACAGCTTCATGCCTCAGGTGGAAATAAAAGCGGAAGCGATTCTTTCCGTATGGGCGAGAAAATATCGTAAAATTGAAATGATTGGAGAAGCAGTTCTCAATATCATCGGGAGAATTTTGTAGCCTTGGAACTCGAAATTCTGAATCTGATTCGATGGCTTGAAAAGACGGGAGTTCTGCCAGCCGGAACGGCAGCAGCGTTGATTGTTTTTTGCGCGCTTGTTATCTGGTTTGGAAAGACGCAGTCGAAAGATTTCAATCGCGCCATCAAAACGATGAACGAAGCGCATCAGGAATCTATCTCCGCGCTGAAGGATTCTCACGATGAAACGTTGAAAGCGGTCAAAGAGCAGGTCGAGATTGAGAAGAGAAGCAACTTGGCGTTTGAGCGTCGATATGACCAGCTTCGGTCTGATACGTCCCTTTTGCAGAGTCAGGTTGCTGAAATGAACAAACAGGTTTGGGGAGAGGTTCTGGGCTATCTTCGGAACATCAAACCATGATAGGATATGTTCATGGACATCAATCTCGATAGCCCGATAGTTCCAAACGGCCATTTTACGTGGCGTGAATATTTAACGCTGCGCATGTGGAACACGACGGCGACCATCAAGAAAGAAGAGATTGAAAACGCGATCTTCCTGTTCGAGAACATCGAGACGCTGATTCGACGTCCACTCGGAAAACCGCTCATCATCTCTTCCGGCTATCGATCGTTCGCCTACATGAAGTATCTCAGGAGCATCGGGATTCCGGCGGCCCTGATGAGCGCTCACAATTCAGCAAGGGCCGTCGATTTGGAAGCGCCGCACGGAATGACGAATGAAGCATTCTGGAAGTTCTGCGACGCCAGATGGCTTGGCCGGATGGAAAATCTGAAACATACTCCCGGATGGGTTCATCTGGATACGCTTCAATGGGGTAAAAAGATTCGGTTCAATCCATAATCAGGAGAAAGAAAATGGGACTTGGATCAGTTATTCAGAATCTGGCTGTAAAAATCGTTTTCAATAACAAGGAAAAACTTCTTGCTTTATTTCTGAAGCAGCTCAATGATGGTTACGCAAACGATCGTCTTGCGATTGCGCGGATGGTCGTTGACCATTTCCCTGATGACTGGAAGCAGACTGCAACGCCTGAAGAGACCGCGAAGGCGATTGACCTGACGAAGGAGTACGTCGAAAAGATGTATGTCCTGATTCAGGAAATGAAAAAAGCATAGAAATATTTGTTCAACTGCTGTTCTACTCCATCGTTTGTACATGCACGTTTCGGGCCTTTTTAGGCCCATTTTTTTTATTCCTGTTCCAGTTTGTTTTTTCTTTCTCTCAATTCGTCAATGTATTGTTTTAGTTTTTCGAGACTTTTTTCAGCGGAGTCCCGAAGCGATGGCGGCAACAAAATCAAATCTTCGCTGGCGTCTTTATACAGAGTGACCAGAGAGTTTCCGTATCGTTTTAATCTCTCGATATCCGTAAACGAATCTGGAGACGGCCTTTCTGGAGACAGGGTAATCACGTCTATCAGAATGGTTGGGCTTTGTTTTTCTTCTGGTTTTTTCTCCATTCTGAAAACGGGAACGGATTTTGAATGTTTCATGGCGCACATGGGTTTTGTCGTTCCACGCCAGAATGTCCATCCAACATACTCTGATTCATTGCACCAGAGATGTCGTATGCAGAAGTTTTTGTCAAAAGGGTTTTTATGCAGACCTTCAGAGATACAGTCGGGGCAATTTGAGAATTCTTCAGGAGGGATGTTCCCTCTGGCGCGCTCTCGCATATCCTGTATTTGGAATTGCATGTTCCGACGACTGTTTTGAACGTCTCCAAGGCCTACTTCTATTACGTCTGTTGATGTTAACCAGTGGCGGATTAACATCCTCGGAGTTTTTAAATCCATGAGACGCTCAACTTCTTCTGCGTTGTGTGATATTTCATCGTCCCACCGAAGAAGCTCTTTTCTGAGCAGGTCGATGAACGTTTTCCATTTCTTTTTTTTGAAATCTGGAGACGCCGTCAGCGCATTCGAGCGGACCGCAAGAACCGCCCGATGAAGCGTTTCAAAATAAAAAACGTTTTCATCCTGATTGACCGTTCTGGTTCTTCTGAAAGACGCGTCTGTCGAACGGCCTATCAGACTTGTGATGAATTCACTGGGTTTATCAGGACTGGAAACGTCGTACAGTTTGACGATTTTGTTCAGAACGCTGGCAGCAGGTTTGAATGATTCAGGTTTTTGAATTTCAGACATTTTTCATCCCACAAAAGTTCGACTGTTCCGGTTGGTCCATCTCGGTGCTTTGCGACGATGATTTCCGCAACTCCGGGCGTTTCTGTTTTTCGATTGTAATATTCATCCCGATAGAGCAGAAGGGCCATATCGGCGTCCTGTTCGATTGCGCCGGATTCGCGAAGATCTGATAGGCAGGGTCTCTTATCCACCCTCATTTCAACCGCTCTGGACAATTGAGAAGCGGCGATTACGGGCGACATGATTTCTTTCGCCAGCGATTTCAATCCTCTTGATACGCCAGCGATTTCATCGTTTCGATTCATTCCGATCACGTAGTCATCCGATCGCATGAGCTGGATATAGTCCACCATAACCATTGCCAGATGGTTGTGCTTCATTTTCATTCGTTCGCAAATCAGCATCATTCTGGACGGCGTCATGAGGCTTGCGTCGTGGATGTACAGGGGCGAGTCCGATACGCGCTTTTTCCAGTTGATGATATGGCCGTATTCTTCCGGGCTGATGGTCCCGCCTTTGATTTTGTTCGACGGGATTCCGGTCTGAACGGATATCAGGCGGTAATAGAGTTCCCGTTCTGACATTTCCATCGAGAACAGGATGACGGGTTTCTGTTGGTTGATAGCGTTTTCGTTGATGACGTTGAGCAGAAAGGCGGTTTTCCCCATGCCGGGCCTGCCGGCAAGTACGACCAGTTGTCCCGGATGGAGGCCTCGCGACATCATGTCCAGCGCTTTGAATCCAGTTGCGTGACCAATTGCGCTGTCGGGTCTTTCCATGGTCTTCTGGATTTCATTCAGAATAGGGTCTATCGCCTGAGAAAACGTTTTGAAATCGCTTCGGCTGATTTCGCGGTCGCTGATTTCAATCAGGCGATGTTGCGCGCTAGAGACTGCGATAGCGCTATCGGATTCACGAAGGGCGGTTTCCCGTATTCGGCTTCCGGCGTCTGCAAGCAGTCGTCTGGTTGTCAGAGAGCGAATCGTTTTGCAGACGTCAACGACGCTTTTGTTCGAAGAAATCAGAACGAGGTCGTCAATATGGCCTCTTGAGACAGTTTCCCCATACGCGCCGTCTCTTGCAAGCTGGTCAATAACGCTGGCGATATTAAGGGGCGAGCTGTTTCGCCAGATGGCGTAAGCCGCTGAAAAGATGGCGCGATGGCTGGGCCAGTAGAAGTCATGTTCTTCCAGCATGCCGAAGATAAGGCCAATCTGGTCGTCGTTTAAAACGAGCCATCTTAAAATAAACTGTTCCAGCTCAACGTTTGTTAGCGCATCGTGATGTTGCTTGCTGCTGGCGCGGAGTTGCTCAGGAGACAGAGAAGACGCGTTCTTCAGGCTTTCGACAATAACGTCCCGACTGACGCCGCGTTTGAGGCATTCGTTGCAGTCCTTGAATGGAAGCCGAACGGTTTTGCATCGATAGGGTCCAAGCGTCAGGGAGATTTCACGGGCGGCTTCCTGTCCCTCGTAGTCGTCGTCCATCGCCAGAAGAATCAAATCATACTGGTCGAGACGCGAGCGTTCGTATTCGGCCCATTGTTGCTTGTCGCCTATACCGCCGCCAAATGGAACGGATAGCGCTTGAATATCATATTCGTAGAAAGACAGAGCGTCTATTTCGCCTTCGCAGATAACGATGCTTCTGCTTTCCCGTGAGAGCGCCTGCCAGCCGAATAGACATGGCTCGCTTGTTTTACTGGAAATAAAGGACTTTTTCGGTCCGTTGCGATCCAGATCGAGTCGTTTCCAGTGGATAAGCTCTCCATCGCGCAGATAGGGGAAGGTAACGGAGTGGTCATTCCAGACGATTCCGAACATGTCGATCGTTTCTCTGGTGATGAGGCGCGATTCGAGATAGTTCAGACCGTTCTTTTCCTGAAGGTTGTACTCTGGCCACTCAGGTCGTTTGTAGCGTCTCAGTTTCTTTTCGTACGCTGGAAGATTCAGGTACTGGCGCATGTCGTCCATTGCGTCGATCATGCTCATGTTCTTGGCGTTCTTCCAGAGATCGATGATGTCTCCGCGTTCGTATCCGTTGGCGAAGTCGCACCAGACGCCGCGTTTATTGCCAGACAGTTTGACCTTTAGGGAGTTTCCAGCTTCTCCGCCAGTTGATCCAGCGCAGAATTCTCCATTCCTGATGACTCCGTTTGGAAGCAGGTATTCTAGAACGCCTTGCAAGTCCTGAAGGAGTCTGCCTTTTATTTCAGCCAGATTCATAATGGCCTTTCAAACAACGTATTTTACCTGTTGCGAATATATTTTCGAACTGTCGCTTCTCCATGGTTCTACTCTCCAGACTCCCATCAGTTGCCCTGTTTTTGAAGAGGGGCATTTTTCAACGTTCCCCAATGTAGAGTGCCAGACTGCTTCGTATATGAACGAATGGTATCTGCACCAGATAGAAACGTACTGGTACTGTTTGTATGAGGTCTTTTGGAAGTCTCCGTAAGGGGTTGAGACAAACTGTTTATTTTTCATCTTTTTCTTCTTCTGCGGACGCCATCATAGCGAAGTAGTCCGGTGCGCTAGCGTTCGGGTTTCTTTTCAGAAAGTCCGTGAAGAGTTCAAGATGAGCCAGTATAGACCTGTTTGCCGTTTTGAGATTTTCTTTCGCTCCTTCTTCCGTCATTTCGATGCTGACGTGGCAGATGCAAATGGCGAGCGCGGTTGTAATGAAGTTGATAACCATTATTTCGTTTTTTCTTTCTTCCCCGATTGCGTATTCTCCCTGAGAGAATATTCGTTTCAACTCAGGGGTCATTTCGATATCGTCCGCCATTTTTTCAGCAATGTCATATAGAAACAGACCGGAAAAAAGAAATGTTTTTATCATGTCAACCGAGTCGCGAATAGTTGTCATGTTTTTTCCTTAAACAGAATTCTTTTGAAATGAGAATTTAGACGCCCATTGCATAATGGTCTTTTTATCCGCTTGTGAAAGACCCGCATTCAAGAGTTCTTTCCGGTAGACATTTTGCGCAATGAAGCCTCTTGTTCCAACCGCTTTAGCGGCGTCATGAGCGGATGCGCCTCGTCCCATAAGGTTGATGATTCTATAGCGGTCTTCCGTCGTCAGCTTTTTAGCGAATGGATTTTGCAATGCGCAAACCGATTTTTCTTCGCTGAATTTGAAGGCATCTTCCAGTGTTCTTTTAGTGATATCGGCCGGTTCGATTTCTTTGTATGTTTTCCTGTTTACGACAGAAATGAACGACAGTTCTGACAGGTTATATCGCTTACAGAAGAATGACCGCGATACATAGAAATTTCTTTTCAACAGAAAATCAATTTCACCTAGCATATATTTAATGTACTGCTTTTTTTTGCTTCCGGTTAAAACGAAATTTTTGTTGATGTAGCGAAACAGGGGATTGTCATCCTGCATAAACGCCGTCATCCTTAAAACAGGCTCTCTTTTTTGCGTGTAATAGAAGTTGTTTTCAGCTTTAGTCATAAAGCATGGATGTTCTGGAGAAATTTGATATCTTTCAGAAAGTGGCAAATTAATATTATTCGCTCTTTCAATTCTTTTTTCTTGAATGGCGTCATAAATTTCGTTTGTTTTCTGTTCAACTCTTTTCCGTTCAGCGGCAGGCGTACTAACTGTTTTTTGCTCTAAAAAGTTTTCAGTATTTTCATGTTTTTCAATCTTTTTAATTTCCAAAACAGGCTCAGATTTTTTAGGTGCGACCGTGTTTTCTCCATCTGCCAAAATGGATTTAACGATGGAAGAGATTTCGCTGTCGTTATCTGTTTTTACGATGATGACTGTCGGCATTTCTTTCTCCAATTAGTAATCTGAAGGGAACATCAGCGTCCATCTGTCTCGTTCGTTCAGGACGCACCAGACAAGTCCATATGGACTCGTTCTATTTTTTAGAATCGCGCTGCTTTCTTGTGGAGAATGAGGACTCAAACCCGTTAGAACCTTCATCAGTTCTGATTCAAGCGCGGGTTGGGGGATACAGCCGTTACTGTCTTTTGGAAGATTTTTAACGACCTTGTCCCATAGGGAGATGGTGATTCGGTCAACAATTTTGTTCATGACAGACAGGTTCAGATTTGAGATAGGAACCAGCACGCCATCTTCTACAGCCTGATCATCCGTATACGAATAAATGATCGGCATTGATTCATCCATCATGATGATGTCCTCTATATATATTTCGTCTGATTGATTACACGTTCCACTGGATAGTCTGAATTCTAACTCCGCCCTCCTTGCGATGTCAATGAAGTTCTGCTCTTCTTCAAGCTCTGACGCTCTTTTGTCCGCATTTTTAAGCCAGTCTAACCATTGTTTGTCATTATTATCATCCGCTTGTTTTTCCCATTCGTTCGGCATTGCCATGACGAATCTCCACTTTTTTGACGTGAGGCGAAATCTCGTCCGCGAAGAAAGATTCTTCTTCGTTCGCTCGACGTAATAACGCAACGCCTTTTATCGCTCGCGTAATGGCGACGTAGAGCAGTCGTCTTTCTTCTTCTATGTTCAGATTGTTCTTGTGCGGTATCAGTTCTCCCCCCAGTCCGGGAATAAAGACATAGGGCCATTCCAATCCTTTTGAGCGGTGGATTGTCGTGATAGCGACGACATTTTCAGTTGAAGAATATTCTTTAGAGAATTTCTGCATCTCCTCTATTTTTTGAATGACTTCCTGAATCGATTTATTTTTTGATAGTTCTTCCATCATGCTGATTACAGAAGACGGTCTGACGTCAGA